TCACAGAACGAAGTATCATTCGTGGTACTTATGTAGGTACTCCTCTGGTCTTTCAGTTTGACAAGGCGGCTGACAATCTGGGAAGTTTCGCACCTCGTAGTATAACAGCTTGGGGACGATTGGTTTTCTTTTTATCAGATGACGGTTTTTATATGTTTGATGGTATCAATGTGAAGCCTATCGGAGCAAACAAAGTTAATAAGTATTTCTTCAATGACTTGATTGGAGCAAAACTCGATGGAATTTGTGCAGCGATTGATCCTAAGAACACCACAGTTATGTGGAGCTATGCAGGAGAAGGATTTGATGGTTCCACTAACAACAAGCTAATGATTTACAATTACAGCTTAGATCGTTGGTCAACTGGAGAGATTGACTTTGAGTTTATGAATACATCTGCTCAGGAAGCCTTTTCCTTGGATGCCCTTGATGAAATTTCAACGGATTTGGATTCACTTCCTTATTCCCTGGATTCATGGGCATGGCTAGATGGAGACATAGGTATAGGTGGTTTCAATGGCTCTCACAAGTTTGGAAAACTGGCTGGAACAAACTCTACAGCTACGATTGACACTACAGAATTTGAAGGAGTACAAGGAAGACGATCAACTATTACTTCTGCAACTCCTATCATAGATGGTGGCACAACAACAGTAACACCAATTACAAGAAACAGTCAGGCTGATACTCAAACAGTAGGATCTGCTGTCAGTATGACAGATACAGGAACTACTCCTATTCGATCTACAAGTAGATTTCATAGATTACGTTGTACATCCACAGGATCATTTACAACACTTAAAGGTGTAGATATATCCGCTAGACCAGAAGGATTACGATAATGTCAAAAGATGATAAATGGATTCAAAAAGCCAATATTAAAAAAGGTGCTTTACGTAATATAGCTGAACAAATGGGATTAATTGAAGGAAAAGAAAAATTATCAAATAAAGATTTACAGATATTGGCTAACAAGGCAAAAAAAACAAAAAACAAATTACTGGCAAAAAGAGTGAACTTAGCTAAAACATTCAAGAAAATGAGGAAGGGATAATGGCAACAACAATTACAGCAGCAACATTAAAAATAACAATTAAGGAAGAGATTATTTTAAACAATACAGATCATGGAAACGAAAATGCTGTTTCTATATCAAGTATCAATGAAATATCTCACCGTATTGTAACGTTGCCAAGTGATAATTCGACAATCGCTTTGATGGATTTCAGTACCGTAGCAGGTGCAGGACAATTCATCACAGGAGATGTTAAGTATATTCGTATCACCAACAAAGATGATACGTATGGAGCATATATCAATCTGACTGGTGCAGCTGAAAATGCATGGATTGTCGTAGATGCAGGAAAATCTTTGATTATAAGTGGAGCTTCTTCCATGTTGGATGCAGTAGCAAGTGGAACGGTATCCGCTCCAAGTGTGGCTGATCTTACATCAGTCAAGGGACGATCCGTTACTTCGGCTCAAACAGTTGATTTGGATATTTATGTAGCGTCTGAGTAATGGCTGTTAATCAATATCCATTAGCTCCGTTATACTTACCAGACAATGACGAGCATTTACGTATTGTAAGTGTTTATCTGAATAATACCATTTCTGGAAAACTGAACTCCACAGGAACGGTAACTTTAACAGCGAGTTCAACGACAAGCACTTTAAGTGATGCGAGAATAGGAGTAAATAGTGTTATCTTTTTCATGCCCACGACAGCCAATGCGGCGACTGCTAAAGCGAATTTATACGTGTCAGCACGTGGAGATGGAACAGCAACATTAACTCATGCCTCAAGTGCAAACTCAGATCAAGACTTCTCCTATATCATCATCGGATAGTGAAATATCCTTTGTTCCGATAGAGCATATTGGACCCTTATGGAAACAAGTGGAGAAGCATTTGGAAAGGCCATTAGAGATTGATGGGAATGCCTATACATCTAAAGATGTTCTTGACAGTCTGTTAAATAAACGCATGCAACTGTGGATCAGTTGGAATAAAAAAAAAGAAAACATAGAGGCAGCTATTGTTACAGAAATAGTTGATTATCCTCAAAAACGAGCTTGTCGCTATTTTCTTGCAGGAGGAAGTAACATGAAAAGCTGGTTTAAAAAAATGAAAGATGAAATTGAAAAATGGGCAAAAATGAATAATTGTAACAGAGTGGAATTGGTAGGACGTAAAGGTTGGACCAAATGGCTCAAGGATTACAAGCCAAAACATATAGTATTAGTTAAGGAAAATTTATGAGTAAAGGAGCAGGAGAAGCAAGATCAGTTCAAAATGTAGAGCCGTGGGCGACACAACAACCTTACTTGACGAAGGGTTTTGAACGAGCAGAAGGATTATACGGACAACCAGGACCAAGTTATTATCCAGGTCAAACGTATGTGGGTTTTTCCCCACAGACACAAACTGCTTTAACAGCGGCAGAACAACGAGCAACCGCTGGATCTCCGCTTCTTCAACAATCACAAGCTGAATTACTTAAACAAGCACAAGGACAATATTTATCACCGACAACAAATCCCTATTTACAGGGACTTTACAATCAGATGGCAGGTGATGTTACTGCTGGTGTACAGTCAGAATTTTCTAAGGCAGGACGATATGGAAGTGGTGCAAATCAGGCTGTATTAGCCAAGCAACTTGGAAATTTAGCTAATCAAGTCTATGCTCCAGCATATCAGCAAGAACGAGCAAACATGCAAAATGTTCTGTTTCAGGCTCCTCAGTTGGCACAAGCAGACTATGGAGACATTCAACAGCTACGTAGAGTGGGTGCTGAACGTGAGGCTTTACAACAGCAGGCTCTTGGTGATGCGATGGCACGATACCAATATCAGCAACAGCTTCCTTATGAAAAACTCAGAGCATATCAGGGAGCAACTGGTGGATCGTATGGACAAACAGCAACAACAACACAACCACTTCAACGTAACATAGCATCTGGTATTCTTGGTGGAGCACTTGGTGGAGCATCTATTGGAAGTATGATGACACCTGAAGGACAGGCTTCGAGTTACTTGTATCCATTGTTAGGTGGTTTATTAGGAGCATTTTAATGGCTACTGTTTTAGATGCGTTAAAGGCGACATTCACTCCTCAGGGAACTGCAGGACGTACAAGTTTATTAGATACATTGATTTCAAGTCAATTATCAAACAGACAAAACGCAATGCTACGTCAACGAGGAATGATGGGTATGGCACAGGGATTATTAGCCGCTTCGGCTCCATCTACAAAACCAGTCAGTATGGGACAAGCTCTTTCAACTGGTATCACAGGAATGGAACAAGGACGTCAAACAGCCTTGAATGAGATGCTCATAGGCTCTCAAATCACCAAGAACTTAATTACTGACAAAGGAGCAGACTTACGTAAATTAGAAGGTCGAAAAGAAGCAATACGAACCTATGCAAAAGATAATAATTTATTTCTTACAGAAGAAAAAGTGAGTTACATAGCAAATGCTATGGGAACGGGATCAACAACAGAATTAGCAAAAAATACTGGTATTATGGTTGACAAGATGGGAGCTATGATCGAGGAGATTGCAACACCAATTAAAACTGGAGAAGATCCTTGGGGAACAGAAGAAGATACAATTATTGAAGAAGAAGGATATTCTACATCAGGAACAGAAGAATTACAAATAGAAAACTTTAATAGAAAAATTAGAGATTTAGGTGATGATGCTTCACAAGCAAACATGGGTAGAACATTTGGTGCTATTTTAGAATTAAACAAAGTAATACCAAAAGGAGATATAAAAAATATTCCAGGATATGCTGACTATATTGGTAAACTACCTAAGTTTTTAAGTTCGACAGAAGGAAAAAGATTTCAACGTAGATTAGAAGGGTTATTTAATATTGAATTAAAAGATCGTTCTGGTGTGGCCGTTACTATTCCTGAATTAACAAGACTACGAGAAGAATTTGCACAAGGTGTTTTTCAAACAGAAGAATCTTTATTACAGGCTATTAACGAATATAAGAACATAGTTAAAAATCATATATCAACTGTAC